ATATAAATTTGTTTAGCATAACCTTCACACCATTCCTCTAACTTAGATATAGTGTCAATAGCAATGTATTTATAGGGGCGCCCTTCTTTCATGATTGCTGCACCAATAGATTGTAGATCTTTCAAACTATGTGCTTTTACTTTCAAAGCATCAATCATGTCTGAGCCATCTTCCAAATCAATAATTAAACAATCATCTAATTCTGCTAATACACTAGTCTTACCAATCTTTGGTGGACCATATATTATCATGTTCTTAGGCGATTTACGGCTCGCTTTAACCTTTTCTTTTGGTAATTCCATATATTATTTAGTTTTTAGTTTAGTTCTTAAAGTATCTCTTTTAGACATAAGCATCACAGTTTTTTCTGTGTCATTTTGTGATCGTTTTATTTTTTTGTCTATCAGGTTTATCTCGTTTAATACTGCTATCTTGGCTTTGTTCTTGCCGTTTCTTTTGCTCATATTTTTCTATATTTTTAATTAGTTTTTCATTACCAGTTTCTTTTTTAAATATTCTCCACATTATTTTGGTCTTTCATTAATAGTAAATGTTGACATTTCTGCTTCATATGGTATCATACCCAGCAATCCATCACGATTCTTCTCAACATGCACAGCTAGTAGCTTAACAGGATCTGATCCGCAATATAAATCTGTAATACCATATAAATCATGAGGTCTTTGTAACATCATAACAACGTGTGCATCCTGACCAATACTGTCACCACCAAATAAATCTGATAGCATAGGTTGGTATTGGGCTTTTGCACGGTGTTCTTGTTCAATGTTACGGTTTAGCTGAGATAGGAGTATATTTATAGTACCCATCTTAGATTGTAGCCACATGCATCCTTTGGAAATTGTATTTAGTTTCTTTAGTTCAGAGTCTTCTTGACCTCTAATTAGTCTTGAGTGGTCAAATATGTTTATTATAGTTGCGGTAGGGTTTTGTAGTTGTATTTCTTCGTTTGCTTGCATAATGTATTCCATGGTTCTTGGAACACTGTTGAAGTATATAGGATAGTTTGCATATTTTCTAACCTTACTTGCGTATGTTTTAAAGTCTACATCTGACAGTGGGCTTTGTACTGACAAAAGATCGCCCATTTCTTTCTTCACATCTTTCGATGCAGATCTCATAACCTGTTGGTAACCTGGCATCTCAAAAGTCCAATATAGTACAACGATATTCTTATCACTGTTTCTATCTAAGACATCAAAGATTAGCTGGTTACTAAATGCTGATTTACCAACACCTGGTCGACCTGCTATAACATACATTTTACCTTTTTGTAAACCTCCAAGAAGATTGCGATTTAGTCTAGGCCACATTGTTGGCAGAACATCACGTTGTCCTAGTCTAGCTTCTTTAACAATAGCAATTGATTGATTAACTGCTTTGTCTATCTTTTGGAATCCACGGGTTTTAAATGCGTCATAATTTTCTGGCAATTCTGGTTTCTTCTCCATTTCCGTCTATTTCTTCATACCGTTCCCAGGTATAATTATTTAACCACGTTTCTAAGTTTTGCATGTACGCATGATCTACAACTTTTAATTGATTTTCTAAGCACTTTATAATATACACATGTAAATGTGGCTTTTTAGCTACAATCTTTGCGTATCTATTTTTTGCTTTTGTATTTGTAGTTGCTTTTGGATCTTTGGCACATAAAACTCTTATCTCACCGGTTCTAGTTTTAACTCTATTAGGATAGTTAGCAATAAGTTCTGCAAACATTTGGTCCATGTCGCTTACAAATAAACTTGTATACTTTATGGTAACTCTGTCTGCTCCTTCTTGTATCCATCCTTCATTGAATAAATATTCTGTATCAATATTAAGTCTCATCTTAGAAGTTAAATGAGCAGCACCTTTGTGTAATAAATACAAAAATACATACTCATCTGGTGATAAATTGTTCTGTGATATAAGTTTAATATTCAAGTCCATACCTTATAAATTTACAAAAATTAGTCCCAATATCCTAGAATTTTCCTATGTGAAATGTAATCTTCCATAGCCATAGAATAGGTAAAACTATTCATAACATCATCAATATTACATTTACAATTAAATTCTTTTTCTATTAAAGGTACATACTCTTTGTAAGAAGATACTTGATACTTTACATCTATTATTTTAATAGCCAGTATCACCATCTCAGGAGGTATTTCTGAATATACTTTTATACTTTGTTTAAGTTGTTCACCCATATTACATTGTTTAAAGATTTAACACTATTTTTTAACCATTTCTCTTCTTGACTATCTTTTACATATAAGCATATAATCTTACCACTTTTTCCTTCTTGGAAACGTATAATCCTACCTACTCTTTGTATCATAGTCAATCCTTTGGAGGTTAGTCCACATATTACAGCCATGGTTGCATCTGCTACATCAAAACCTTGATTAAGAGCTTTAGTTGAGCATAGTACAGGCTTATCACCTGCTCTAAAATCTTCTAATGCTTTTTCTCTTTGCTTTTTTGTTTTACCAGAATGATAGACAGTAGATAAAGGATCTGTTGCATCCGCTAGTTGATTTGTAAACTCGTTAGAGCCTCCAAATACTAACAATTTTTCTCCTACATGTTTTATCACTAGTTTTTGCAGTGCTTCTATCTTACCAATTGCATGGTCTACTACAGCTTTACGTGCTCGTATTGAACGGTAAAATTGTGCAGCATATCCTTTTTCTTCGGAAGTAGCTGTATTCTTACCTGGCCCCATTATATAATTTGCTCTATCAAATGCATCAAATTGACCAAGATTGTATTTAGCATAAACAAACGTGTTGTTAGCTTTTTTATAACTTTGTTTCTCGTCAATATTTAATTCAATTGGTACACAAATTACCTGGTAGGGAGATACCAGTCCTAAATTTACACACTCATCTAATGAGATGTGATACACTGTCTGCGCAAGTTCCATAAGCACCTCTTGGTACTCAGATTCTTCAGGCAGTGTTGCAGTCATACAAAGAAGTCTATCCCATGTGTTATTAGTAAAGAATTTACGATACTCTGGCGATAGGCCTAGATGTATCTCATCACAAACAACAATATTATAGTGCTCATTAGTTAGCTTGTAAGCTGACTGATAGCATACAATATCTACACGGTCAAGTACATGCTCATAGTTCCATTTTATAAACTCTTGCTCAAATTGATCTTGTAATTGATTAGTAGGCACTAGGACAATAGCCCTAGCATCATCATTAGTATCAAGAGTTTTACCAACAGCAATGACACCGCAACGAGACTTACCAAAACCAGTCCCAGCAATGATACTACCGTTAAAACTATTTTTTGCCCACGAGTTAAGGGCTTTTCTTTGTTCTGCATCTTTTATTTTAATTAGCTTAGACACACTTCCATAAATTAACTGTTCTATTTGTAGCTGAGTCATAATAGTCACCTGCATGTTCCACTAATCCTTTCTCGCGAAGCTCGGAAACCCTACCTGTAACTCTATTTATGTCCCAATCTAGTTTCTTAGCAATCATTCTATTGGTTGCTTGTCCTAAATCCATTTTAAGTACCTTAAGTACTTGAGCATGGCGTTTAGTTATTGAGCCTTTATCAAACAGTTGTTGATACGACTCCTTTGACTTTTGATTTATCATCTTCTTGTTCTTTTAATAATTTACGTTTCTTAGCACCATACCTATCTCTGGTCCTTTGCTTCTCATAATTTCTAATTGTATTATCAGATTTAAAGCCCATGTACAAGTAGAACATATCATACTTTGTATAGCTCATAATCTATTTCTTTAAATACTGATACACTCTAGCTGGAGTTACATTTAATCTCCTTGCTATGTTTTTAACACTTACTCCAAAGAATCGTAATACTTTTGCGTACCAACTCTTTGCTTTCGTTGTACTTTTCTTTAATTTACTGTACTTATTTGTTACGCTGCTGTAATTCATAGTTTATTAATCTAAGTCTGGTTCATAATTCTTTATTGTTTCTAGAATACTACTTTGTACTTCCTCCTCTTCTATAAGATAAGTTTGAATTAAAAAGTTGTATATATCTACTTGTATTAAGTTCCCATTTGTTTCGTTAAATACTGCCCAAATGTGATTAATACTTACTGAAGGATCTATAGGCTCTTCTTCCCAATGTCCTCCGGATTGACCTGGGTCATAGTCGTAATCAACTGTGACTTGCCAACCTCCTTCTAGTTCTATTGTTTCTAATGCCATAATTAAATTCCTTTAGCTATTATCATATAAAGTATAATACCTATTATACCTATAATACCTACTGTACACGCAAACATACTGTAGTCAAATTTATAATTCGGTTTCATATTCTGTTCTTTTTAGTACGACTTCTTTTACTTCCACAACTATGTCCATTAGCTGGTCATAAACTGCTTCCATTTCTTCTGTGTTCATGTCTTGAGCAATTTCTTTCTCATATTGACTAGACAGTTTTAAAAGTCTGTTAAATTTCATTTTTACTATACCA